GCTGAAGGTGCTCGTTTGATGGAGAACACTCCAGCTGTTGAAAGAGCACAAGAGATGATCATTAATCGTCTTCGTTATTTGATGAAGATTAAAGGTCAAACAGCATATGCTTCTGGTAGAAGTTTAAACATGAAAAACCTTTGGAATCGTTTGTCTCGTAAGAAATCTACGATGACGGTTCAAGATGCGTTTGATGCTATTAAATCTGACAAAGGTAACTTAGAACAGGCATTAGCAAAGCTAGATGCAGAGACAAAGATGACTTTAGATACTCTTCAAGAAGTTTCTAAAGAACGTCCTCAGTTATTAAAACCATTAGCTTTAGCTTATGAGTTAACTGATGGAAAGGTGTCTACAATTGGAAGTCTGAATGAGTATATAAAAAATACAACTGGAGTATTTAGGAAAGCTATTGTTGATGGAAACCCAGACATGCCATCTGCATGGACTGCAGGTCTTTGGGCTAACATTTATAACTCTGCTTTGTCTGCCATAGGAACCCCTCTAAGAGCTGGGTTTGCAAACATGGCGGCAATGGTAGAGAAGCCAATTGCTATAAGCTTTGGAGCATTGAGGTATGGAGATAAAGCAACATTAGAACGTGCTAGCTGGATGTATCAAGTAGGTATAGTAGATACCTTACAGAAATCCTTTAGTCATATGAAGCAAGTCTTTAAAAAGGCTGCTAATGATCCAAGTTCGGTTGCCTATATTATGCGTGATGATATAGCACGTAAGAATGAAGATACTATAGAAGTACTGAGAGAGTTTGCTAATGCTAAAGAGATAGAAGGAGAATTTGGTCCTACAGCACTTGTCAACCAAATAGAGTTGATGAATGAATTATCTGAGCATCCTTGGTTAAGATTTGGTGCTAATGCTATGACAGCCTTTGACGGCTTTACAAGAGCTTTTGTTGGTGCTATTGAAGCAAGGGGTAGAGCCTACGATAACTTACTTAAAGAAGGTAGAAAGATAGACGCTGATAGCGTTGCTAGTGCTTCAAAGATGGTCTACGAATCAATGTTCGATAGTAACGGCTTTATAACCGATTCAGCTGTTGAATATGCAAGTAGAGAAATAGCTATGAACTTAAGCACAAAGACTGCTGATAATGTAAGTACATTAATAAACCATGTTCCAGCTATCAGACCTTGGTTGATGTTTCCAAAGACTTCAATCAATATGGTCAAATACACTGGTACTCACACACCTTTTATAGATGAGTTTATTAAAGATTTAGATGCCTTTAGATTGCCATATGAAGATATGGATAGGACTGCAGCTAAAAGGTTGCTTTCACAAAGAGGTGTTGACCCTGACTTAATAGAAAACAGTACAGCAGCTGTATACGACACCATAAGAGCTGAATTAAAAGGTAGACGTGCTATTGGTGCTTTGTCTGTAATGGGAGTTGTAGGTCTATTTAGTCAAGGCAGAATCAGAGGTAATGGTTCATACGATAAAGAAGTACAGAACGTAAGGAATGACTTAAATATAGGTAAGAATGAAATACAAGGTATAGATGGTAATTGGTATTCTTATGCTGGTATTCCTGGTATTAGTGATTGGTTATCTCTTACAACTGATGTCTTACATAACTGGGATACATTAGATGATCAAGATCAGAATGCCTTATTAGCTAAAGCTGGTTTTTTATTAAGTGCTAATTTAACAAATAAATCTTTCTTAGCTAACCTTGAACCTTTATTTGGAATATTTTCTGGTAATGCAGCAGATATTAATAGATTTGCAGCAACTTTTGGTAGTACCTTAATACCTGGAAGTGGTTTCAGAAGTGAGCAAGCTAGGTTATGGCATGGTTTTAAAGAGTATGATCAAGAATTATATTCATTATTAGCTAATAGAAACCCTATAGCTAAAGGAACATTAGCTACTAAGAAATCATGGTATGACGGAAAAGAGGTAGGTATGCCTTCTAATCCACTTGTTCACATGTGGAACACCTTCACACCAATCGGTAAAGTAAGAGAAAATGTAGGTAAAGGAGAGAAGTTCTTATCAGATATTGAATTTGATGTAAGACCTTATATGAAAACTAATGGTAAAGGTATCAGATACTCACCAGATCAGCGAGAAGCTGTGTTCGAGAAGATAGGTGAAATGGGCTATTTCAGAAAAGAAGTAGAACGAATCATGAAGAAATATACTGCTAAAGAGTTTCGTCAGATATACCGTAACCAACAACTAGAAAGTTCTTTACCTGTTGATAGAAAAAATACAGCTAATATTTTTAGATTACTTTCAAAAGCTATATTAGCTGCAAAACGTCTAGCTGAAGATAATCTTTCTGATGAGATGAAGCTAGATATCAAGACAAAACAGTATCAGCAAAATGAAAGTAAACGTGCTCAAATGCTTAATGATATTGAAAGACTTCGAAAACTAAATAACCCATAAACCCACCCGCCCAAACAACAACATGAACAAATGGCCGCAACCTATAAGGATAACGGCGGGAGTGTA